GTTCCTGAGTGAGTAACATGTCCATCAAGATACTTGGATTCAGAAATACTTTCTGTAGTCATCCAATCTTCCATGACTTCTACTGATTCTATAATTCTATGAGAGTTGCCTCCATCAACAACAGGTATAGTTCTTCGTACTAGCATCCACAATTGGTCACGTGTTGATGATGGTATAGTACACATGTCTAAAACAACAGCATGACTTTTATCAGATGCCAAATTACCAGTAGGATCACCCCCTCTCGTATTTGTATAACTGTAATCACCACCAATTTTGTGCTGATGCCAAGCTATTGTTTCTTGTTGAGGTATGTAAGTAAGGCCAACTAACGTACCATCTTTAAGTCTAAACCAGCTAAGAAAATTAGGAATGTCTGTTTCTACGACTTGAACTGCTTGATTCAGCAATATGTCTGTAGCTCTAAACGTCATATCAGCAGAAGTTGCAGACGATGATATGTCTCCGTATGTAATCAAACGTATTTTTTTACCAGTACCCTGAATAAACAGTATGTTGTTATCGTATGGTATTGCGTTTGAATTTGTTTGAGCAGGCTGTGTGCTTTCTCGTTTGATCGTAAAGTTAAACGGAGTAATCGTTAAATCCTGTTCAGAACCATATACTGCATAAATACCTCCAGTTGATCCTGCTACTAATTTTTGTTGTGCTACTAACCATTGAATTTCGTCAATCGTTCCTGAATCAAATGTAAATGTCATACCATTTGTAGCAAGAATCTGATCTCCAATAATAGATGCACCACTAGCAGTTTGCTGGCCTGTTGCAGATCCTAATTGTTCTGATGGAGCAAAGTTTTCAAAATCTCCAGTATTAGAAAACCATACAGTTTGTGGACTCCGTGTGTTTCTAGCAAAAACCATTCTTTGCTGATATATAGCAACATGATGTGGATATTGATCTTGGAAATATTCTCCAAACTTCCAAAATTTTATATTTAACAAATCATCTGCATGTACAGCAGGGCAGTCTAATTCAAGAGTTAACGTAGCTTGTTTAGCATTAACATAAGTAAGTTTTCCCCAAACCCAAAAAATTTGATTTTGACGTAAAAGACTTATTCTAAAATGCCTGTCATTGTCTGTTGATTTAAAAAGATCAGCAGAAGAATCTAATGTTAAAGCTGTTCCTTTAGGATAATAATGTGCAAAAACTTCATGAGTTGTCGCTCCATTTCCATCTGCTGTAAAATTGTCTGCTTCGTTTTCATCAGCAGAAATCCTAAATGTGTTTGCTGTAGCATCTTTTACATACCAAGTACCATTTTTAGGAGCAGTTCCAGCACTTGTGCCATTAGCTAATTCTATTTTCATACCATCTTGCAAACCATGATTCTTTACTTGAAAGAAAGATAAATTAGCAAGGTTGCCAGTTGCCCCTGAATACATTCCATTTTTGGCTTTTTTAGGTGTGTTACCTCCAAAATTGGAATTTATAAACTCTTCTCCACGTTTAAATGTCAAAGTAACATTACTAGCTGTTGCAGTAGTAGCAGATGAAAGTGTTATAACCGTTGAACTAACAACATTTGTTACATAAGCACCACTAGCTATTCCAGATCCACTTACAGCCATTCCTTTGCGTACTTTAGATGTACTGTCCATAGTCACATTAGAAGTGCTAGTTGGAGAGCCTAATCCAGTTGTATGATTTGTATCACAAGTGTTGTCTGTAAAAGAAACGCTATCTACTTCTGCACCAGCAGGAACAGTAACACTTACAGTCGTGTCTGTATTTCCAAAATTGTTATCTTCTTGTTGGCCTAAATATGGTCCGTTTTTATATGGGAAATATTCTAAAGTCCAAGTAAATCCATCTCCTGATCTATATGTACCTGTCTCTCCACCTTCTGTAACTGTTCGTGAAAATTTATATGGAGCAACTTTTGGTGTGACTAGAAACAAAATGTCAGCAGACTGAACAAACTGTAAATTTTCTAGTTTTTCGTTTGTGTCGTAAGGTGTTCCTGTAATTTTAAGATGAGTTTGAGAAGCATTAGAACTATTTGTACCACCTAATACAGCACCATCCTTGTATAATTTTATGTAGCCTTGACCAAATTCAAGAACGTAGTTGTTTGCACTTTCATGTCCAAACACAAATGGCACTAACCGAACAGTCTTGTTTTCATTGCCTAACGAAGTGTTTCCGTCAGTACGTGCTACAAATTTTGTTCCTGGTCTACGTGTAAGACTACCTGTAGGTCGAACTACTAAATTCTCAATAGTAGCTGAAGAAGATAAGTATAACTCGTCAGTTGCGTTGCCGTGACGTTGTTCTGCAATCTGACCACCAAACCAGTTGGTTTGAGTGAATGTTTCTCGCATTAAGAGACACCACTAGCCGTAGTAGAAGAAAAAGGCTTGAACCAACCAGATGTGTATCTTGTCCTAGAATCTATCCATTCGTTGGACTCGATAACATCAGCAGTTCCTTCCTGTCCATTTATACTCCTAGCTTCTGATAATAATGTTTGGTATTTGCCTAACATCAAATCTCTAAGCTGGGATTGACCTGTTAGATCCATAGCCACTTCACCTGCTAAAGCCATTCCGCACGCATGTACTAAAAGCGGATCAAATAGCTCTAACGTGTTGGTATCATTGTCGTGACTTTGATTGCCTATGTACTTTTTAATGTAACGTATGTTTGCTGTAGAAGAGTTGGTAATAAGTGCTTTTATGTCTTGTCCACTTGACGTAACAATTTCTATTTTCCACTTATAATCAAATTCTTCTTCTTCTTTCAAAGATAAAACACGCAAAGAATCTGTAGGCAGACTGTAAGCATAATCATAAGTAAATACAGGTGTTACTGCTAACCTTGGGCAGTTGTATCTTTTAGTCATACAGTTCCAAGGATGCGCTCGTAATACAGAGTTTATAACATCTGTAAGCCTGTCTTTAACTGCAAATGCTTGTGCGCTATTGTCAGTAAATGCAGATATTGTCTTATCGCCTAAGTTGTTAAGTGCAATATTAGCAATCTGTACAGCCGTATTAGACATGTTTAAGCAGTTTTAGTAATTAAAGACTTTTTCTTCTTATTTGAATTACGTGAAGAAATGTTTTTTGCTTTAGCTCTTGCATCAGCTTTAGAACTTGCACCCCAAGCACGTAAAGATAAAAGCAACCGTGTAGGCTTGCCATCTTTGTATTCTGGACCTTTCATGTTGCCCATCCTAGCAAGAAAACTAGCTCTACGTGGATTGTCTCCACTTTTTACAGGTGCTTTAAGATCACTACCTGGATTCTCACGTTCATAAGATTTCCTGCCAGCTTCATTAAGTCCACCTTTAGGATTCTTACCTGATTTATTCTGCCAATCAGCCATTTCTTATTTGTGTGTGGTGGGGGCCGAAGCCCCCGATGAGGATCAATCTACAGTATAGAAAATTGCAGTTTTGATTGTGCCAGTTGCATGTGCGCCATCAATATCAATGATAATGTTGGTTCCATTTTTATCAACACACTCAAATCCTGTGTTATCTATACTTTGTGCTGTGTGANTATCCCAAGCAGTATTNAATACTTTTTTAGCAGTATTCATTGCAGTTGCTCCAGAAAAAGCAACCAAATCTTGAGATACAGAAGCATCTGTGTCGCTGTTTGTGTGAGCATCATACCCAGCACTCAAAGTAACACTACTACCTAAAGCATCTGCTTGAACCATAATATTCCAGATTCTTGCACCTTTAGGCAATGTCCCAATAACAACAATAGTGCCATTAGCACCTGTGTTATCAGTAGAAGTATTACCATCTGCTTCGTATGTGTCATACATAACACGCATTCGTCCACCCTGTTCCGCAACAGTAACCATTGTGCGTGGATTAGTGATGGATTCGACACTCTTTCGCTTATTGTTAGCGTAAGTTGTAGCCATATTCGATCTCCTTTCTTAATTATTGAAGGCAGGAAATCTGTACGACTCGCTTTTCTTCCAAGCGAGTTGCACCCAATGTCATCCTGTAATAGATGTATTGGCTAAAACGCTTGTCGGGTCGTTCAGAAATTCTAGCTACGATGTCTTCCCAAATGCAGAGGCCAATTCCTCGCCTGTGAAAAGCAACACAATGATCAGGATCACCACTATTTTCCTGTGCAGTAGGATCATAAGTAAATGAACCAGATGTATGTGTACCGCCTTTTCTGGGAATCAATTCAGTCCGGATGATGTTAAATCCCATGTATTGGGTTAAATCACCTGCAACCAATGCACGGACTTCATTGAAGTCAGCACTATTGACTTTGGTAGATTTCAGCAAGTTGCTTAACTGTGCAGAGTTGACAATTAAGAACAAGTTGCTGTTCCCATTTACATCGTAATCATCAGCATCATTTGCACCAAGGATTTTACGTGCATGTATTAACTTACCTACAGTCAATCCATAGTTTCCTGCTGAGTTTCCATCAACGTCATAACTAATGTCGTTAATAGCCACTTTTTGACCAGCAGGCAATGCAACAGCAGTATTTGCAGAAGATGTTCCATCAGAAGCATCTCCGTATGCATTTCCTACTAATGCGCTGATAATGGTTTCATCCATTGCCCTACCCATCGCCATAGATGCGTTTGCACTATATGCAGATGCAGGGTCAATCAACATCCTGAGTTTGTCAGGATTATCTATCATATCACCCCAATCAAAATCAGAAGGAGTTACTTTCCTTCGATCATGTGGTGTGTTTAACAACGGTGAATCAGCATGACGAGATGTAACTCTCTGAGCCGCGACTGATTCAATACGATCCATGAAGACTTCTTCACCGACCTTGCCTGTTTCTAATGTGACAGCATTCCGTAGCCTGCTTCCCATCTGTTGGACGAGAAGTTGGACATTTGCGGAAAACTGCTTCACAAAAGAAGTAGTTACNTGTACTGACATAGTTCCGCTTTGATTATATGTTTAAGTTGCTACGGATTATCCTATTGGGTCCGAATCACCCTATATATTCATGCAGTTTTGTCATTTCCCTAAC